AGCAAGCCATAGACGGTTTCTTTGATGACCGTCTGGACACTTCACGGATGATGATGGAGCAGATCATTGCCCGTAATCTTCTGTATTACATTGGTGAGCAGTATCTTGAGTATGTTCCGTCAAGCGGTCAGTTCCGCAGACGTACATTGCCTTTTATTCCTACACCTGTAACCAATGAGATACGGGAATACGTCAGAAGTGTAAAAGCCATGCTGATGAATCAGAAGATGATTCCTAGAGTGTGGCCTAACACAAACGAGAAAGAGGATATTCAAGCCGGTGACGCAGGGCAAGCACTTCTGGTTAGTTTAGATCAGGCGCATGATGGACGTTTCTTTGACGAAAAAGAGAAACTTGTCATTATGATTTGCATTGCCGGGACTGCGTTCATGCGGACTTACGCTGATGCTGACGGTGGTGTATGGCTTCCTGACGGTTCAAAAACAGGTGATGAAGCTACCGAGTGTATTCTACCTTTCAATGTCCGCCTGGATAGTCTAGGCGACAAATTATCGCAAAAACGATGGATAGGAGTTCAATCACTAAAAGACAAAGAATGGGTTGAGGATACCTATAAGACTAAGATTGAAAACAAAGACGAAAACAGGTCACAAATTGACTACCAGAGATATTTAAGCAAATTGGTTCAGAGCGTCAGTCCGTGGAAGGGAAGACCGATGACCATTTCCAATTTTAGCGAGGATGATGACGGGCTGGTTCTTTTCAGAGAAGTTGAATTTGCCCCAATAAAAGAACACCCAAACGGATATTATGTTGTATGTTGTGGTGGTAATGTTATTAAGAAGATTGACAGACTCCCTATTCATTCAACCACAGACGATTGGTATTACACTTTAACAGACTTTCATTATAATTATGTTCCAGGGCGGTTTTGGTCAGATCCCGGCGTGAACGATCTTATTTCTCCACAGAACATTATCAATGAAATAGATCAGGCGTTAGCTATTAACCGTAAAGGAATTGGAAGGCCGAAAGTTCTTACCCCCGGAGAAATCGGGTTAAAGAAGATTGGGCTTGGCGGTCATGGGTTTTTGGCCTTGAGTTACAATCCGATTATGGGGCAAAAACCGGAGTTCAAAGAAGGAACGCCATTACCTCAGCAGGTATTAGAAGAAAGACGACTACAGAGACAAGGATTCCAGGACGCTTCCGGCGATCCGAAGAACGTCTTACAAGGTCAACAACCGTCAGCAAATGCAAGTGGTATCTTAACAGAGGGGTTAAGAGAAACAGCAGAAAGAGGACGCTATCCTGACTTGGAGAGATTCAATCGTTCCCTTACGAGAGTTTATAAGAAACGTCTTTTGATTGCGCAGGAAGTATTTACCGAAGAACGGCTTATTAAGACTTTGGGCCGTGGTAATAAGGTAAAGATTCAGAAGTTCAAAGCCTCCGATTTACGAGGGAATACCGATGTCAGGCTGGAATTAGATTCCGGTTTGATCGGCACTAAGTCCGGTCAAGCTCAAATGATGCTCAACATGATTCAGGCAGGTTTCTTTAAAGACGGTGATGTTTCCCCGACTATCCGGCAGGAAGTTTTACAGAGAATGGGCATGAGTACGTTCACTGATGAAGTGGACAACGATGTTGAACGGGCAGAGGCGGAGAATGTTTCTATAGCATCCGGTGAAGTAACCGTGATGCTTGCTGAACCAGACCCCGAAACAGGCGAAGACATTGTTTTAAATGACGACCCGATGTTTAAGTATGATAACCATGCCATCCATCACGAGACGCATAGGAAGTTTATCATATCGCCTGAATTTAAAGAGCTTCCGGTAAAAACGCAGACAATAGCTATTGCCCATACCGACCTTCATCAGAAACTTATTGATGAACAACCGCCTGATATCAGGGATTACATCCAGATTGATAAACTCTTATTGCCTGGTGTTTTGAAAGAAAGCGAACGGGCGCAGGTTTTAAATAAATATTTGGGCATTCAGGCAGGTGATGAACCGGTTACCGGCATCCCCGATGCAGAGACCATCGCCAAGTTAAATCAGAAATCATCCGATACTGATAAAAAGAACGCTGTTAAAGAGAAACAGATATATGCTGATTTATTAAAGACAGGTGTGACCACAGGTGTGACCAATGCCATACAAGTTGAGACAAGTAAAGGGCGGGGAGAAGGTAGTAAGCCCAAACCGAGAGTTCAGTAAAAAGCCTTTAACCCATAGACAAGCAGTGAAACAGTTAAGGGCGATACTGATTAATACGAAAGGGAAGTAATGGATAAACTCAAAACCATTTTGCGTTTCGCTCACAAAGATGACAAAGATGACAAAGCTTACAGAGATGTCAGAGATGTCAGAGATTTGACCGCAACGACAAAAACAAAAAAGGAGAAACACAATGGCAGAACAGAATAGCGACAAGTCAGGTTCGCAACCTGAAAATAATGAAGATGTAAAAGACGTAAATACCGATTCGTCAACGGCTAACACAAAGGACGCAAAAGCGGATTCGTCCGACGCAGATAAACCGTGGAATAAAGACCCCCGGTTTAAAGAGGACAACGAGACGTTTAAGATTGGCAAAAGCATAAAGGCTCTTATGGATGCCAACGATCTAAAAAGTTTCGATGACCTTACGGAGTTGTTTGAGTCCGGCAAAAAGGTTTTCGGCAAGAAGATTGATCTGGATAGGATCGAAGAAGCGTTTGAGGATTCAAAAAGACTCAAAAGCTACGAAGTTGTCTGGAAACAACAGGAAGAACAGAACCGTAGAAATGTTGAAACACCGGAGCAGACGATTGCCAGATTGGAAAAAGCACTGAGAGAAAATCAACACAAGGAAAAAACACAGAAAGCGCAGTTAGAAGAGCAACGGGCACTAACGGCATACGACGCGGAAGTGCGGTCACTCATCAAGGAAATGGATATTCCAAAAGAACAACAGGCGTTCGTCAATGAATTTTTCGGAGTCGGGAACCCATTCAACGAGATAGACATAACGGACAAGAAGGCCATTAAGCGATTAGTCGCTGATGGCATAAAAAAGAAAGAAGCCTACGATCAAGCCATTATCAAGGCTTACATCAACGGCAAAGACGGGACTCCAAAAGTCGGTTCAACGGCAGCAGCCGTAACGAGTGGGGAGAAACCAAAAATAATGCTCAAGGATGCAAGGAAAGCACTCTATGAAGCAATGAATAAAATTACTGGAGGATAAAAATGACTACATACGCAGGTACTACTAACCTTACCGACATCTTGAAAAATGTTTACGGTGAAGGAATTACCAATCAGTTCAACGATGAAAAGATTACTTATAACCTTTTCGGAAAATCAGACCGAAAACCAGGCGGCAAGGGATATGTCTTTGCCATTCGTTATGCTCGCGCCCAAGGCACTGGTGCAAGAGGCGAATCTTCTAAACTGCCTGACCCGCTTACCGGGAAGAAAGATCAGGGTACGATTGTTCCGAAATTCAACTACGGTTCAATCCGGATTACTGGCCCTGCCATTGAAATCGCCAAAGGGAATGCAGCTGCTTTTGTTGATGGCCTTGCAGATGAAATTGACGATATTTATCAGTCCCTTGTTGTTGACCTTAACCGTCAGTGCCATTGGGACGGATTCGGTCAGTTGGCAAGACTGTCCGCGGCTACGACTTATCCCGGAAACGCGACTTGGTGCGGTACGTTTGACAATGACATCGGAGTTAAATACTTCCAAGAGGGTATGATGTGCGACTTCTACGTGTCCGCAGGGACGTCCAACTTTGAAAACACCGGAACGTGTATGGCAGGTTCCAGAGTTCTTTCAATCAATCCGGCAACCAACGTGGCTGTCTTTGAGGCGCCGTCAGCTTCTTACCTGACCAATCACCCGTATGCTTCGGCAAACGTGAATACGAGCGCATTGTCCGTAACTGCTGGCGTTATGGCGATTAAGACAGGCGCAAGAGATTTGGCTTGGGCATCTACCGACACGACTACGGAAATCACCGGACTTGATGGTATCTATGATGACGGTACTGCACTTGCCTCCTTTGAGGGGATTACAGTAGCGGACTATCCGAAATGGAAAGCGAATATTCTTTCCAATTCCAGTGTCAATCGGGAACTGTCCATTGATTTAATGCTGAACGCTGTGGATGTAACCAGACAGGTATCAGGTATGAAGCCGGACATTATCCGTATGGGTCTTGGTCAGCGCCGCAAGTACGCTAACCTGCTAATGCCTGATGTCCGGTTCGCTCCTACTGTGTTGAAGGGTGGCTATGAAACCCTGACCTTCAGTGGTGGTGATGGTTCTATCGAAATCATCGTTGACCCGATGCAGCAACCAAATAAGATTTACTTTGAACCGAATGGAATCATCCAGAAGTATGAACTGACTCCTCTTGGTTGGGGTAATCTGGACGGTTCGCAACTTCACCAGAGGGCGCAGTACGATGAATGGGAGGCATTTTTGCGCATCTACACCAATCTAGGAATTGAGCGTAGAAATTGCTTGACACTTCTCAAAGATCTTTGTGAGCCTAGCTTATTTTAATTTCACCAAAGAAATAAAATAGTTACGTTCTTTGACAACTTAATAAAGAAATTGCTTTACATAACAAGGAAACCATGATACCCTTCCAATAAAAAGGGGAGGGTCATCATGGCTACCAAAATTTGCATTAAATGTGGGATTGAAAAAAGTGTGGATTATTTTAATGACGCGACGGGGAAGAATATCAAAACACCAAAAAAAATTAACACTTGTAAAGTTTGTTCCCATCGCCTCGCTAAAGAACGTACTAAATTACATTATGAAGAAAAAAAAACAGCACATTCTTTATATTTAGAAAATCATCCGATTGAGACTAAGGTTTGCCGCATTTGTAAAAAAGAATTGCCATTAAAGGATTTTGTGTTTCACGCAACCAAAGCTGATTTAATGAGTAGTGAGTGCAGAATTTGTCGGTTAAAATATACAAAAGAGCGGGCCTTAAAAAACAAAACAAAAATTTACGCAATTGATAAGACGGTGGGAAAAGTGTGTCGGCAATGCGGTATTGAAAAAACACTAGAAGATTTCAATCTCCACTTTGGAAACAAGGATTTGCACAGGCATGAATGCAGGGCATGCCAAAAGGAAAATCAACAAAAACACTATCCTCTTATTAAAGATGAGTGGAATGAAAGAAGAAGGGCGCAGAAAGATGATCCGGTAATTCAGCAAAAACGGCATCATCAACACCTTAAAAGAAATTTTGGTATTACTCGCGAAGACTATCGCATAATGTTGCATTCTCAAAACGGTAGCTGTGCGATTTGTGGGTCTGATAAACCGGGAATCAACGGCAAGACAATTAAAAATTTTGCGGTAGATCACGACCATGCAACCGGGAAAGTAAGAGCATTATTATGCGAAAACTGCAATCAAGGGCTAGGTAATTTTCTTGACAAACCAACCCTTCTTAGGCAAGCGGCAGAGTATTTAGATTCATTTAACAGAAGTATCTAGCAAAATTGCTAGGGCAAACTAAAGGAGAAGAAAAATGATTAAAAAAAGAAATTTGGATGCAAGCCTCGTCAACTATATTGACAATCTTGGAATGGGCGTTGAAGCCCGTGGTGCATTAGGTGGTACGGTTTACTATGTTGAGAACAATGCAGGCAATGATGCTTACGATGGACTGTCGATTGACTATCCGTTTAAGACACTTGCTAAAGCCATTTCGGTTTCCAACATTGATATGGACAGGCGCGGACGTTGGGCAAAGCGTAATACCATTTATTACTACGCTGACACAGAAACCGCAACCCTTACGGCATTCCCTAATAAGTGTGACGTTGTAGGTCTTGGTTCTTACGATGCCAACACAAAACCGGGAATCTCAGGGAATCATGCGCCTGTGAATACAGGGAATTATGGAACGAGATTCTATAATGTCTGGTTCAAGGGCGTAGCCACGGCTACTCCTATCGTTGACTTGGCATCGACTTCAAGTGGTTGCCAGTTTATCGGATGTACCTTTGACGGTGTGGCCGGTACGGTTACTTACGCCATTCGAGCGACGGCAAGCCCGTTCCTGAAAGTAAAGAACTGCGATATATTTGGAACGTTTGCAACTGGTTATATCGCTTTTGGAACAGGCGATACTGCTGGAACGGTCATTGAAGGAAACTTCATGCACGGTTCGGCTGGTCTTGGAATCGCGACCGTAACAGGAACTACATCATCTTATCAGACGTTGATTAAAGACAATGTTATTAGCACAACTGGAACAGGTTTGTGCGTTGACGACGAAGCCAATAGTTCTACTGGTATCTTGTATTTGGTTGGCAACCGCTTCATGAATGGCGCAACCCTTACGAACTACGCAGGTTACACGGGTATTATTGACCCGAACATTGCAAGATGTGTGGACAATATCTGTATGGGCGCTGACGTTTCCATGAGAGTTCCGGCGATAGTGGTAACGTAAGAAAGGTTGATATGAAGGTTTCCTTCGTCACCATACCGACAACGATTGAACCTTTGGGCATCATGTACCTGTCTGCTTCTTTGAAACAGGCAGGGCATGAATGCTCTATAGGTATAGACGGTGACATTCTGGCAGCGAGTATTATGCCGGGAAGTGAAGGAATACTTGAGATTCTTGAAAAAGAGAAGAAGGGACGCAGGGTCATTGTCGGTGGCCCTGCCCCTACTTACAATCCCGAAAAGTATGATCTGCCGTTTATTGATGGGATTTGCAGGGGAGACGGAGAAAAGGCGATAGTTGATTTCGTAGAGGGCAAATGGACAGGGATTTACAGGGGAGAACTAACGAAAGCATGGCCTATCCCCGACCGTAGCATTATCTACGACAATTATCCAGAACATAGGGACAGCAAGATAAGACACTTCATGTTATCACGTGGATGCCCTTTCGATTGTAATTACTGTTTCAATCATTCATATAGAAAACTCTACAGAGGGGATAACGTATTGAGGAACCCCAATCCGGAAAACGCCATTAACGAGATTGTAGATACAATTTCGAAATGGGGTGGGGAGTTCGTTTACTTCCAAGATGATACGTTTAACTTGCGACAATCGTTTCTGGACGACTTTCTCCCGTTATACAAGGAAAGGGCAGGATTGCCGTTTCATTGCCATTTACGGGCAGAATTGATTACCGATGAACAGATCAAGAAGTTATCCGAAGCAGGTTGTTATTCAGCAAGGTTCGCCATTGAAATTGCAGGGGATAAGAAGCAGTCTCTTTTGAACCGTGGGAAGATGACTGATGATGACTGTATCAAGGCGGCAGAAACTTTGAGAAAGTATGGCGTCAAAGTAATGACGCAGAACATCCTTTGCTTACCTGATACAGATATTGACGATGATCTGAGAACCCTTGAATTGAACCAGAAGTGCAAACCTACATTCGCATGGGCTTCAATTTATCAACCATACAAAGGTACTAAGTTAGGTGACTACTGCTACGCACAAGGGATTGTAGAACGTGAAGCCGGGAAGTTCTTCGATGGCAGCCCGTTAAATATTCCCCACAAGAAAGAACGGGAAGCATTACAGAAGTGCTTCTCGATGATGGTAACTGAACCAGACCCGTTTAGTTGGATATACGGTCATTATCGGATGGAAACAGAGAAGCAGTTATACGGTGGAATGTCCCACCAGAAGGGTTAAACATGGAAGACGTTAGAGCAGATCGTTCATTTTTAAGGGAATTGCGCCTTATAGATAAACGGTTATCTATAAAGTTTAATGGGTCGAATTTTGTCATATGTTATGACAGGGGTTATGGTGAACCTGTAAATATCCTGAGAATCAAGCAGGACGATGGAAGTTTCAGACATCCCGACAGAAGGGACCTGGAACTTCTTAGGCAAGGTGACCTTGCCAGTGGAGAGAGTATGGACACGCGCCTTAGAAAGCTGGCCTACGCATCCTACGAGATAAGAGAAACACTGAAAAGAAAGCACCGTGAGAACATCAGGGACATGACCAAAGACGATAAGAACTACATGATGGACAAGATCGGCAGACTTACGGGACAGGGGAAACCAAGACCTGCGTATAGACAAGTACCCTATAAGGCAAAGAATGCGGTGGCTGCATGAAACGTGCTATTCTCACAATAGTCAACGGTGATAAATATACTGAGATATGGAAAAGGGTGGAACCTTATTTCGTGGCCTACGCCGAGAAATGTGATGCTGAACTTATTGTTCTGACCGAAGGGGATGTCCCTTCTGCCCATTGGTTAAAGTTCAGTATCTACGATTTACTGAGAAAGCATTTTGAACGGGTAGCGTTTATTGATGCTGATATTCTTATCCGTCCTGACAGTCCTTCGCTCTTTGACATAGTTCCGGAAGATCAATTCGGAATATTTAACGAAGGGTATTATACGCCGCGGGCTATATGTCTGCATGAAGTCAAGAAGGTCTACAACGTGGACTTGTCCAAGTGGGATGGAAACACCTACTATAATACCGGAGTAATGGTTGTATCAAGATGCCATAGGCATATCTTTAAGATACAGGGTGAAATCAAGCAGTTAAGAAACTCATACGGAGAGCAGACCTATCTTAACATGAGGATAATCCAATCAGGGATTAAGGTTCACATTCTTGAACCTCAATTCAATAGAATGTGCATGATGGACAGAATCACAGGCATGACCAGATTGGATAGTTACTTTGTCCACTACGCTGGATTTGATGTTCTATTCGGTAAAGGAGCGCTATTGAAATCTATGGATAGAGACATTGAACGATGGAAGAAAGACGCGCCTGATTACAAATATAAACGACAAATATTTATATGGTCATTCGGAGGTTTGGGAGACGTTATCTGTGCCGAACCAGTAATAAGATTCATCAGAGAAGAAGCCTACCCCGATGCTGACATTTATGTTCTTACCAAGAACCCTGAGTTATATAAACATATCAAAGGGATAAATATTGATGACAAATATCCCGAAGGTGAGTTTGATGCGATATATGAGATGAATACGCATTTTGTAGCGCATGAAAAGTTTCATTCCATTGTTCCTCACCCTCTTGCTCATGCAGTTGATTGGATTTCAATGGCAATCATGGGACGTCAGCTTACAAATAAACAGAAAGAAGTCCATCTTGAATACACGGATGAAGGGTTAAGTGAAGCGCGAGCTATCTATCAGGATATTGAGAGCCTCGCATTAATTCATCCCGGTAAGGGATGGGAAACGAAGACCTTTCCTAAAGAATGGTGGGAAGAAGTCATATGTGGCCTAAGAGAAAACGGCGTTAAGGTTGGCTTGATCGGCAAACAAGTCTCTGATGAACACGGTTATGTTGAAGTCTCCTGTGAAGTCGATGCAGATTTTAGGGACAAGTTATCATTGGATGGACTTGTAAGTGTAATAGCTAAAGCTCCATTACTGATAACCAATGACTCCGTACCAGTTCATATTGCAGGAGCATTCGATAATAAGATAGTTCTTCTTCCAACTTGTAAGCATCCTGACTATCTGTTACCATTCAGGCATGAGAGTCAGGCTTATAAGACAAAAACTTTATACAAAAGGATTCTGGATGATGATGATCTGGTAACCCCGACAAGTATGCAGGGTTGGAAAATGGCGGCATGGCAGGTTTCCCAATTTCAAAAGGGAAAGAATATTAACGATTACATCCCTGATGCTAAACAGGTGATTGAGGAGACATTTAACTTCTTATGTGAGTAATACTTACATCGGGAGAATTAAACTAAAGGAGAAAAAAATGAGCAAAGACCCTATTAATTTTTTGTTTCAAAACCAGACCTATAAGGTTGTGGCTAACCCCACAAACGAGGACTTTGACATGCAGTTTGCCGGTGTGTCCTTCACGATTAAATCAGGTGAAGAAAAGACAATGGCAATTAATGCAGCTAACCATGTCTTAAATTCATTCGGGCCCAGAGGATTGGTTTGGCTTGTGCCAGACGTAGACAAAGAAAAGTTATTAGAGGCCGGTAAGCGAATAAACAAGGAATTCAAGCATCGGCAGGTGACGGAGTTTAACATAAGAAACGAAAACCGTAAACACATGAAGATGGGTTCATTAACTCCATCGGACAAGATCAAGGAATACGCCAGGGAATTGGGATTAAAACTTGAAGATTCATATGCGCAGGTTGACCAGAATCTAAGTGATTCAAGGGCGCAGGACGAGAAGATAGCTTCAATGGAAGCTACTATTGCCAACCTTACAAAACTGGTTGATACGTTTGTAAGAGGCAGGGATGAACAAAAAGTTACTGAAGAAGAAGAAAAACGAAAACCAGGGAACCCTCAGTGGGTTAAGAAAGAGAATAAAATTGGATACGAAAGTAAACTATGAACCGGAAACAACGAGAATCTTTGATGTCGTCCTTAAAGAAGGAGATTCGGTTATTATAGCAGGGGCGCATCAGGGATATTTCGTTTCATACATGGCGAACCTTGTCGGCAACACCGGCAGGGTTTTGGCCTTTGAACCAGAACCAAAGAACTTCGGCATTCTATCTGAGACTGTGAAAGGATTGGATAATGTCGAAGTTTTTAATTGCGCCCTTGGAGATAAGAAGGCAACGGCCACATTCTATATCAATTCTGATAATGACGGAGGACATGCTCTTTGGGATGTTTCAACACATCCATCCAATAACAAGACAAAATCTAACCCACAGATGTTGATTGTTGAAGTCAATACGGTTGATGATCTATTCCCCGATGGGATACCAAACCTTAAACTGCTGATGCTGGATGCAGAGGGCGCAGAACCTTCAATTATCAAAGGCGCAATCAATACGATAGTGGATAGTGATTGTCCTTATATTATTGCAGAGATAAACAACGGAGCTTTAAAGCAATGCAATACTTCTCAGGAAAACCTTATAAGTTATTTGTCGATATACGGTTTCAAGGGATTTATGATGAATGTTGATGAGGTTATTGAAATCGGCACTCATAATGTAAAGGTCTTAGCCAAAGACACAGATCAGGAAGTAGTATTTAATATGTTATTTTCTCGTCAAGGGAAGGTGTAAATATGTCTCAGAGTGAATATCAATACCACAACTGTTACGCCATGCTTGAAGAAATCAGGACTAATCTAAATGAGTATTCCGCAGATTTCGTGCAGGGAAATGCAATCGGAGTGTTCGACAATACAGATATTGTGCGTAAGATAAACAGTTCACAGAAGTTTATATTTAATCTTCTATTTGGCAGAATTCCGGAATTGTTTTTAACCTCATCGTCAGTAACGGGTTTATCCGGTGTTTATACCATTCCTTCCGAAGTTCACAAAATGGACAGTATCTTTGACGCTGATGGTTTTCAGATTTTTCCCATTAACATACAAGAAAAACATCTGACAACACGGACATGTTCAGATTATTTGTATTACCGTAAGGGCAACACAATCGTCAGGGACAGTGGTAAATCCGATGCCCTTACGTTCAATTATTACACAACCGTTAAGGACTTAACGCAAGGTGTTTCTACTGGTGGTTCTGCAACATCCATTATTCTGGCAACCACTGCCAAACCCATATCGGACTATTACAATAATGTAATAGTCGAAAACGTCACAGATGGATGGGCTGATACTATTACTGATTACACATCGGCTAGAGTGGCAACCATTGCAACTCGTTGTTCTGCTCAAAAATATTACGGGACTGTTTCGCAACTTCCCGATATTTTCCATCCGTTAATTTCTCAACGGGCAACAATCGTTATGAAGAATACAACCGTTTCCCCGCAACGTCCGGAAGCAGGTGAATTAGGTGATTTTAAAGAAAACATTATTGAAACCATAAAGTCTTTTGCGGGATCACAAAACGATATTTCGATTGACGAATTGATAAACGATTTTTCATTTTAGGTGGAAAATGGCGCAGTCTAAAAAAATAAATGAAATCAATACTATCCCATTCATGGGCGGACAGAACAGTTATAATGAACCGTCATTGTTGAAGTTTGGGACGTATTCAAAGATTATGAATATGCGTCAGATGCATCCTGGGTTTAAGCAAAGACCGGGGATGATAAAACAGCATTCCACGGCAGACGGAACAAACAGTGTTAAGACAATGTTCCAATTCTCGAAGGGGAAAAGAACAGAAAAACACTTCTACGCCCAAATGTCAGATGATGATGTTTTAGAAGCAACTACCGCACCCCCCGGCGTGACAACAGGGGCTTTTGGGAGCGAGGTATTCAGTGGTTTAGCAAACTCCATCCCGGCTTCGTGGTCAGTAATAAACGATAAATTAGTATTTTCTAATGGCGTTGACCAGCATCAGATTTGCGCCGGGACTGACGACTATGTAATGAAGTTTCTCACTTATTCGTCTGCCTCTGCATTACCTGCCATGCCGACAATCGGGACGGATTATACCGATCAGGTAAATGATGCCAGGACGTCAACCTATGCATCGATAGGAGCGTTGGGAACAAACGCCACAGATTCCATTGTTATCTGTTCGCAGATTCAACCAAACAGACTAAAACTAACCTTCAATGCGAGTGTAAACACAAATCCTTCGGTTGTTACTGTTTATTACTGGAATGGTGCATGGACGGAAGTAACGGGGCAAACTGACGGAACAATAGCAGTTGCCGGGCAGACTTGCGGGCAAACTGGATATATAACATGGACGCAGCCGACAGACGCTTATCCTAAGTATATGTATGGCGTTAATGGATTTTGGTTAAAGATAACCTTTAGCTCGGCACTAACAGCTACTGTATCTGTTACGGCAGCAACCTATGGTTCTGGCTTTACTGCTATCCAAGACGTTTGGGATGGAGTTATGCAGGATTCCATCGAGGCTCAATTCTATCATTCATCTGTTTATTATAGTTACGGTTCAAGTTCAATATCCATCGGAGGCATGACTTCATCTGATTACGTCTATTTTAACACAACAGACCCGATTGTTGCCGCTTATTTTGATGTTGGTAACGCGCCAAATACTACAGCCTCAACGACCATTAATTCATTTCAGTATTTAAATTCAGCCGGTGTGTGGACAACTGTCGGGACATTTGTTGACGGCACTACTGGATTAAGTCAGTCAAATTTTGTGACATTTGCAAGAACAGCTGGAATCAAACCTACACAATTCAACCAGTTAAATTACGATTCATACTGGTACAGATTCACGGTAGATAAAACATTATCGGCTGATGTTAATATAGGTATTCAGGTAATACCTTATTTTGATGTTGCCAATTACGGTATCGGGATTGCAAACGCTGTCTGGAAAAACAGAATGATCTATATATTCGATCAAGACCCGTCTTATTTATATGGTTCTGCAACTGATAACCCTCAAATTCTTTCAGGACAAGATTCTTTTATTTATCAAATGGGTGATGGACGGTCTAATAAGATCGTCGCCATGAAAAAGTTTTACAATGAACTGCTTTGCGTTCAGGAAGAACGGGGAGAAGAGGGCGGTTGCATTAC